TTCCCTTACATCTCGTTCAACCTGCTTATACCAGCCAGGTATTGCGGTTGTGTCATTGTTCAGAAATAGCACGACGTCATGTTTAGCACGTTTGTAGCCTTGATTGTTGGCTTTAGCAAAGTGGTGATTATTCTTATTGCGGATATAAACACCATTCATGCGCTTTACCATCGCTTTTATGTTGTCAGCATGTTCTTTGTCGCTGCCATTATCGACAACGATCACTTGTGCACCCGTATTAGAACGCTCGTAATTCTCGCATAGTTCGGAATGATTAATCCATGGTGTCACGATGCTAATCATTAGATATTCTCATTTCCATGTCTGCCAATACAGGCTTCCAGTATTTTTCAGTCACCTTGTCAACGTCATAATAAAGCGCGCCTTCCCTTGCTCGTTGTCTATAATCCTGGTTACCTTTCATCTCGTATGCTTGCAGTAGCCTGTCAACAATCGCTTCAATCTTCGGTTGATACATCCACGCATCTTGATAGGTTTGCCATTCTGGAATTGCTTCATCTTTGTGTACCTTCCAGCCGCTAAAGCACAACTCTCCCATTGCCGTCCAGTCACCAACGATAACAGGACAACCGCACGCTTGCGCTTCTACAATCGGAATGCCAAATCCTTCACCACGTGATACCAGCATCATTACATCAAGCGCGTTGTAAACCGCTACCATGTAATCATCCGGAGCGCCTAACAAGTTGATGTATTGGTCAACAATCAGGACGTCAACATCATTGTATGGTTCTGCATTATATTGTTGAATGTAGCCAACTTTCAAGCCTAACACCTGACAGAATTTTGCGATGTCAACCGTTTCTCCTCCGCGCGCCCCGTCGTCTGTGTGGATGTAGAACATCACGTCTTTGTGCTGTTGCTTCAACGCGGCAAAAGCCATTATCAATTCATACCATGACTTACGAGGTGGCAAGCCTTTATTAGCTGCGACTGTACCAACAATAAATTTATCCTTCGGAAATGACAGATATTCGCGTGCTTGCATCTGATCAACAGGTCTGAATAATTTTGTATCAACACCATGTGGCACGTAGTAAGCATCAAGTCCCATTTGTTCTGCCATTGACTTTCCGAACTTGCTCATCGTTATAGACTTTTCTGCCTTCATTGCCTGTTGTAATACCTGCGGTGGCATTGGCTCGCTATCAATCGGGAACCATGGAAACCACTTTATCGATGATGGTATGTTCTCAGGTTGCATTGCCCAAATATCAAACAAGCTGATAATTACGTCTGCTTTGGCGTCAATCGCGTGTGCTCCAATTACGTCTTGACCATAAGGATGTCGACCGTTCGGATAAACTTTTATACCATCGTACGGAGATCCAACGATTCCACCTTGCAATCCGTAAAATGCAGTTATTGTCATCTCGTGTCCTAGCTTCGCAATTCGTGGTACAAACAATTTTGTTTGATTCCCGTATCCGGTTGAAGCCCAAGGCGCATTGCTAAACCAATTTATTTTCATCTCTCTCCAGGAGTCTCCGTAAAGAGTATGGCAACAGTCGGAGAGCCTGCTTTCGGGACTAGCACCCTAGCCATACTCATGATTAACTAAACTGAAGTACCGATCAACTGCGCCCCTAAAGTAGGTCGCCATACGCCGTAAGCGTATTCCATCGTTGCGTTTAGTTCCCAACCACCGCCACCACGTGATGCGTCGCGCTGGTATTCAATGCCGAATGGTTGCCGTCTGTCAAGGTAGATTGCCTGCCGTCCGAAGATGCCACCAACTGCGGCTGTACCGCTGGTTATGTTTGCATCAACGAAGAAGTTAATGCCTGCAAACGAACCCTGATAGAACTGCCCGATTAAGCTGGAAGCGATGCTATCTACTTGGATCAATGAAGGAACGCCTGATGCGGCACTAGCCAGGTAATGCCATTGAACAGGATGTAACACGCAGAAATAAGGAGCTGGTGCTTTGTTGGTTCTCAAGTAAGCAGCTCCACGCATGACATTAGTCCAGGACAATGTTCCGCCTGCTGTTCCTGCAGTTCCACCCGTAAAGCTGGAGAAACCACTAACAAGGTTTTTGTCAACGTGTTCCGCTGCCAATCCACCCAAGAATTGTCCAGCGTCTGCTTGTGCATTCATAACGTCGGTGCGAATACGCCGATCGGTTAAGAACATCATCTGCCCGTAAGTGACAGGTGTTGCGGTTCCGCCGGTTGCAGCGGTGAACGCTTGCGCGCTCATGTCGTCTGTTTCTGCTACGGTCGCAAAAGTACCGCCTGAATAGTTCGACCACTCGCGCGGTTGACTATCGTTTTTGTCCGCCCATGTAGTGACAAGCGGAGCCATAATGTTGCCCTCTCGTAATGTCTGTAATGCAATCGCATAGACATTACCAATAAGGGTTGAAATTCCAGAATAGGTTGACTCGTTAGCCATAATACCCTCTTATTTTTTATTTTTCTTCGGATGCCGCTCTTACTCCGCCACCGCCCCAAACGTCTTCGTTTCCGTAGAGATCCTGAATCAATTGCTGTGATGTCTTTTGTGGTTGTCTATCCTGACCACCGGGATTAGTAGGATGTAAACCGGGCGACTTCTGCTTTTGTTCAGGCTTTGGTAGGTTTTCGAGTAGTGCTTTTGCGTCCGCTTCCAGCTCCTCCGCCGTGTTTCCTTGTAGTCTCGTTGCGAATGCGCTGGGAAGTCCGACCTTAGCGGCAATGTCGGCCTGCAGTTGTTTATGTGTTAGATCGTTGAGTTGTTGTTGTAGTGTTTTGGCTTCTGCTTCTTTGGCTTCTGCGATTTTTTGCCATTCTTGCTTTTCCTTCAACTCTTTTTCCTCTGCTTCACGTTTTGCCTTCTCTGTGACTTCAACACGTTTCTTCTCTTCCCGTGCAAGTCTGTCTTTGAGAATGGCATCCAACTGCGATTGAGTAAACTTTGGCACTTCCCCACTTTGTTCAGGCTGGGTATTTTCCTGTTTTGCCGTTTGCTTACCTGCTTCATCTGTACCGCTATCTTGTTGTAAAAGTTCGTCTGTCATTTTGTTGCTCCTTATTTTTGCCGTCTAAGTAGACGTGAATTTATAATAACAATACAATACCACAATATTTATAATAATACAAGTGTTCTAGACATTTGTGCTATTTTTAAGGTTCACTGATCAAATCCTTCAGCGGTGTTTCAGTATCGTCAAATATTGATTCGTTCAATGTGTCTGAATAATGTATAAATATTTTCTTGTCATCAATCAACACCAAAAATCCATATTTATTCTTTTTTATAATCGTTCCTTCACCTGTTGGTAAAAGATTCAGGGTTTGCATTATATCCTTTTCGTTTATCAAATCTTCCATATTCTCTTGATATCATTTTATTGTTTTTATCATAGATTATTTTTTCGTATTTTGTTGCCTTGTCTTTTGACACAACTTTGTTAGAGTCATTTAGATAAATTGTTTCAATCATATAAAAAGCTCCTAATAAGTTGATACCGCTCTTGATAGTCATACATCATTTTCTTTGGTTCCATAAAAAACAATCTAAACGATTCGGCAACATCTTCAAACACTTTTGTTTGACCATAACTTGTGGGTGATAATAGTCCTTTTTGTGTCAGTTCATAAAAATCATTAATAATTTTAGTGCTGTTTGCTGTTGCATTATGACCAAGCTCATGGATAAGTGTTTCATAATTAAACCCATTTCCACTATTAAATATTGACATTCCATTATTCCAGGCAACCGCGGTTTCTGCACTTTGTTTACCAGTTATCACAAGTTCTTGAGTATTAGCAAACATTTTATTAAATACATCATCCCCATTGTTTCTTTTAAATGCGGCTATATCTGACGACAACATTTCAGCACCTTTTTTTGATGCTGAATCAAAATAAACATAAGAGTTTCCAATCTTTACTCTTTGTAAGTTTGTATATTTACCATCACCCATCAAAACGTCATAGTTTCCACCTTGAACTGCATTATTAAATACTTTACTCCAATCATCATAAGATTTGATATTATTCATATCAATTCCACTTAAATCAAACTCGCTATTACCACCCAACAAACTTTTTAGCGTTGCTTCCCCGCGCATATCACCAAACACATCATTTTTATGAATTGCTGATAATTGGTTGAAGTCAAACTTGCCAGCCTTCCACGCGTCATACTTACCAGCACCCATCATTTGTTTTTGTACCGCTTCCGGCTGTTGCTCGAACCATGACTTACCGTCACCCTCTTTGATAAATGGATCTG